TGCTAGTTTACCTTCGACACCTGGTTGGAATACAAAATTACCAGCGTGTGTAGAATGATCGCCGAATACAAATTCTAAATTGTCATTAAGTGTTTTAGCAATAAATGTGGCTTCTTCAGAATGTACTTGTGCCTGATAAGCCAAACGTTGTATTGCCGCCACAGTTGGATTAATAGTTATGTTCCATTCAACGCCTTTAAATTTAACTGATTTAAGTTTCTCACCAATAAGTTCACTTGTCATAAATCTGTAATCGTTGTTAAAGTCGCCACTTTCGTTTTCAAAGTGTATTCCTACTGGAACTTCTACACCGTTTCGTTCTTGCTTTTGTAGTTCAAGTTTAGCATTTTCGTTGTAAACTGGAATCTTTAATAGCAAGTCTAGTTTATTTAGATTTGGCATACCAAATGTACCAATAAATTCTGCTACTGGATTCTTAAACTTTGCTTTAATAATAACAGAGCGATCTTCTGCTAATCCTTCTAAAATTGTTTCTTCATCAGTACCTTCAATCTTAACTAGGTCAATAAAACCCAAGCCGTGTGTATGATGTACTATATCTTGTAAATAATCTTTCATTGAGTTGTTCTCCATTTATATTGTATTATAACTTGTTCATACATTAAAGTCAAGTCTTTTTTCGGTGGTTTTTATTTAATTTCACCGCTTTCTCCAATAACGCCAAATCTACTTTTAATTCGGTTGCTATTTTCAATAATGCTTGAGTGTCTTTTGGAAAACAATGTCCTCCCCACCCAAACTTTCCATCGATGCCAGGGACAGTTGTATGACCATTTCCTATCCTTGTATCCAAACTTAACAGTTCGCTAACGGTATCATAGTTAGCACCTGTTTTATTACATAGTTCGAATAATTCATTAAAGAATGTTAGTTTAGTTGCTAAAAAACTATTAGCAAAGTATTTTACAATACTTGCTTCTTGTATAGTACAAGTGTGTATGTGTTCTACTAATGGTAGATGTGTATATAATATGTCTGCCCAAAATTTTGTATCATCACCTCCAAGTATAGCATATTTTTGATTAATAAAATCTTCTAGTGCTGTTGCTTCTCTTAAAAATTCAGGATAGTATGTAATATTATATCCTTTCATTTTATCTAATTCTGTCCACGGTACTGTACTTTTAATTAAAATAGGAATAGGATTACTAGTTACTTCATGCTTATGTATTATTTGTTCTAGCACATTCCAAATATTACTAGTATCACAATCGCCATTTTTACGAGATGGCGTACTTACAGCAATGACAACACCATCTGCTGTTTTTAAATGGTCGTCAATTTTATTATTATTAAGTCTAGGATCTACTGGTATTATTTCATGGTGTCTTGCTAACACATCTCCAATAGTACTTCCTACAAATCCATATCCTGCTATAATAAATTTCATTTTTGATTTTTTGGTTGCATAAGAGTATCTCTTATTGTATATGAATATTCATATAAATCTTTTACTGTGTGTAAGTTATCTAAAAACTTAACGTTCTCTCCTCGTCTAAGCATTTGAAAATATTCTAGTACGCCATCGTCTACCCATTGATAAGGTACAAAATACCTTCTAGTTGCTGATTCTAGATACATTATCTTATCATCATTACTTAATGTATCCATGTATTATCCTTTTCGTTTAGCACGTTTCATTAAGTTCTTTAAACTTTTAACAAGATTATTTTTTTTATTGCTTCTATCATTTTTCATTTCGTGTAATTTTTCTTTAGTGTGTTTTAACTGTGTAGACTTCTTTCTATTTCGCCTAGTTTTGTTATTCATACTAAACTCCTTTTTAGTAAAATCTTTTCCTTGATATTTGTCCAACCAACTCATTTTTTGATTTTTTTCTCGGTATATAAACAATGTTTCTGAAGATATGGGTCAAACTTTTTTAACTTCATATTTTCAGGATGTAATCTCTTGTTTTTAGTACAAGTATAATAGTGTGCTGATTCAGTTGATTGCATTCTAATAATTTGTCTCATATTATTCCCTTATTTTTTTATTAATCTGCGGATCCAAAGCACCGCGGCATAGACTACTAGTCCATATAGTGTTGCGAATGCTAATTCGGGTAGATAATTATAAATCTTCTCAATAAATTCAATCGTTGCGGCAATATCTCCACCGCCGACTGTTGTTTCTGGTGCCTCAATAGTAATGCTTTTTGTGAAGTCCCCACCAACATCACCTACGTTTTGTTGTATATCTAAACTATGATCATCATGTTCATCCATATTAATCTCCTTTAGATTGTAAGTAGTTAATAAAGAATATAGGGAAGAACACTACTAATATAATCATTTCCCATAATTTTAGTTGTTTCATATTATCTCCGTTAATTAATAGTATAGTATAAACAATCCATATACGATTGTGACAACACCAAACACTACTAGTGATTCAAGGAGTGTTGTGGTTTTTCTTTTTTTCATATTTTTCCTAATAACAGTCCGACTATGTATATGCCACATAATCCAGTATTCATAACTATTACAGTTTTCTCTTTCCAAAGGATACCAACTAGTATCCAAAGACTGTTACTAATAATAAATGCCCAAATATACAAAGGATGAATATTAAATGCGGCTAAAGTAGCGGCTGTTAATAAACTTACAGTAGCAATCCAGGCCAGCCATTGATAAGGTTTTACCATTATACTATCTCCTTTATGTAATCTTCTACATTGTATTTAGGTCGCCAGCCAATTGCTAGTAACGATTCTATATTTGCGACATTCTCTTTTGCTTCACACGGGTCACCATCTTGTAACGGAACATCTACATTGGCTATTTTAGCCAATTCGTTAATTTTTATTCCCTTGCCCGTACCTACATCAATAACTCCGTTGAGTTCAGTATTGTTTAAGTTCGTAATAATAGCACTACATATATCGTCAACATGAATTAAATCTCTAATATGTTCTGTAACATATTTTAGTTTTTTATCTCGTATGCGACCTATTAACATATCTTTTCTACTGTTAGGACCATATACAGTAGTAAATCTCATACCTAAACTTTTAGGTGGTGCTACTAATTCCATAGCCTTTTTACTTGTACCATATGGTGATAGCCACCACTTTTTAGCACAAGAACTACTAGCATATATAATTCTGAAATGGCCAAGCAACTGTTTTTGAGCCTTTAATGCTAGATGAAATAAGTTTTTACTTAACTCAACATTATTGTACCAATACTTTTCAGGGTCCTCTATACTTTTTCGTACATTGGCATATCCGGCTAAATGTACAACAGCATCACAACCTTCAGGTACCCATTTTTCTATATCTCGTTCTTCGTTAATATTGTGATCCCATTCAATCACGTTGTGTCCTGATTCTTTCAAGAGTTCAGTTAGTCTACTACCAACAAATCCTCTACTACCTGTTACACTTACTAGCATAAATTTCCTTATTTAAAATCAAACAACGAATCAAATGTTGTTGACATATTTGTATCACTAGGCAAATCCCAATCTAATACACCTAACAAGTTTTCTACTTTATTTGTAATTACAGTATTTTCCATTTCACCATCGTCAAATGGAAGTTCTTTAAACCACTTTGGTAATTGTAATTGATCAGTTGGATATGCTACACTTTTAAATCCTAGTGGACTTGCTCGTAATTTACAAACAATAACTTTTTGCCCATCCATAATCTTTTCACTGTACTTGTCATGGTTCATATTACATAAAGTATTCCAATTCATACTTGCTCTAACGTGTCCTGGCATATTTGTTTTGCCTTCACGTCTTTCTGCTTCAGTAAACTTTGTTAAGTTGTTACAACGTTTAGGTGAACCTTTCTCCCAAGCAGGTCTGTGTTTAAAGTCTTGTTTGAAGATTTTAATTTTTTCAACTACTGTGTCTCTATCATCACCTGTTAATACACCTAATAATATATCACTTAAAAAATCTTGTATTACTTTTGGCGTATCAGAACGTTTAAGATCTAACCCCATTGCCTTAACTTTACCTTGGTTACCTGATCTATCTAGTCGAGATCCTTCTAGATCATAAATCAAAACGGCATAACGTTTCTTTGTAATATATAAACCTTTAATAGCAACTATTTCTCTACCACCTTGTATAATTTCTCCGTTTTCACGTGGGCAATTAAAAGCATCTTTCATATGCCTTGGAAATGTTTCATTAACTTGTTCAGATATGTTGTCATATAGTTTAACACAAATATCTTTACTCCATTCCATTTCTTGTTTATCTACAGTATCTTTGATCATTGGCCAAGCACTAAAGTATACAGAATCTGTGTCACCGTAAATAATACTATCGCCTCTATGATCAAACTCACCTGTAATAATTTCATTAACTTTAGAACTCATAAATTTAGCAATAGTTCTACCTGTTAGTGTTGTACTTTGTCCAATACGTTTGTCAAAGAATCTACAACCTGGATTAAGTATAGCACCATATAAACTATTTAGGTTAATCTTTTTAACTAGTTGTCTTTTATCCCAAAATGCTCTTTCGACTGGTGTTTTCGCGGAAGCCTTAACTTTTTGTATGTCTTGTCGTTCTTTATACCAGCGTTCTAACAAGCCAGGAATAATGCCTTTCTTTTCATATGTAAATATTGTACCATTAGCACTTAACATCCACTTGTTACCACTTAAAAAGATTTTCTTATAAATTTGAGCACCTGTTAATATTTCGTTTGCTTCGTTTTCCCATTCAACAACAATTTCATCTGTTTTGTCTTGATCCATAACCATTTGATATTCTGTGCTACCAAATTTACCTTCCCATGCTTCAGCAAATGTTTTCTTATTACCCATTGCTTCATTAACACCAGCATCATTATAATCGGGTCTAAGTTGTCCTACAATAGTTGCTGGGTCCATATTTAATGCTCTAATGGCACTTGGGTATAGTGAGTTAATATCAATAGCACCAATCCAGTCATGTAATCCTTTTTTAGGATATGCCACATAGGCTCCTGCCGCCGTTGTATTTTCTCTATCGTGTTTTTTTCTATCTGGAACAACAAAGCCTTGTTCGTGTGCTTCATTAATAATTGCTTGTTCTGTAACAGCCACGGCGCCCATTGTTGTTTGTAGTAAAACTGTATTAGCATGAGCCAGTTCGTTACTTAAATCAGAAAATTTTAATTTATCATCTAACTTGTTTAATAGCATTGTGTCTTGTCTATTATATTCAATAAACCTTTCCCAATCGTTATTAAACAGTTGATCTAATGTACCTGTATATTGTATTTTAGTTTCGCCTAATTCATATTCAGCAATCGCATCTAATGAATAAGAATGCATCTCATGGTAGGTGTATTTTCGATAAAGTTGCATATAGTCTTGATGTACACGACCTATTAAATCGTGTGTAACTTGCTCTTTACCAAATCGTTCAAATTTTCGTTCTTTAGGGAATTGTCCAAATAAACAAAAACGTCTTGTATCATCTTTGCTTAATACACGTTTAACTCTATTAACTAGGTATGGAATATCATAACCTTCACTGTTCCAACCACTTAATACATCGGCGTCCTCAATTACATCTAAAAATGTATTAAGTAAGTCTGCTTCAGTATCAAATACAAATGTATTGTCAAACTTACTAATAATATTGTCGACTTCTTCTTTAGGCATTCTCTGTGGTGGGGTTAGTAGGGTAACTAATTGATCAGCCCATTGTAAATATATTGTAATTGCTGTAACTGGATTGAATGGATCTTCTGGTGGACTAAAGCCTTTATCAACATCAAAGTCAACCTCAATATCAAAAAATGCTGTGTGTAGGTTTGGAGCATTTTGTCCAAGATAATTTTCTTCTAAGCAACGAAATACCGGGTTCATATCAGATTCATATGTTCTAACATTTACATGAAGTGCCTTTTCGCGCCTAAAGTCTTTCCCACCACGACACTGGATTCTACTTACAGGATTACCATAGATACTTTTAAATTTGCCATTAGGATCGTCATAGTACATTATATACTTTGCTTGATGCTCGCGGTACTGTCTTTGTTGATTTTTATCACGCTCAACGATATGAATTCTGTCTCGTTGTCGATCAAAGAAAGCGTCTACATACATTAATGTTTGCCCCTATAATAGTAATTATCTAAATCCATGCCATTGCTACTAAAAATCCGAATATATTAACACATACAAACCATCCAGTTAGTAACATTACCCAAGCCGCACCTCTTCTCATAGAAGCATAGCATTGAGTAGATGCCCCGATAAAGAAAAGCGGATAAATTAGTACCATATTTGGATTTAGTGCTGTTATGGCCAATGTTAAACTTGCCGCTACTGTAAATATAAAACTAACAAGTTCAAAACTAAATGCTATTTGATCACTAGTGTATGAATTAATCCAAAACTTTTTTATATGTTCCATTAAGTACGACCAACAGTTGCTAATATTGTTTCTAGCAAGTCCTGATCTGTACTAACTTCACTAAAGTTTCCTTTGTGTGCTGTTCTAATTGCTTTTTTAAGAACAGCAGGTTTAATTTCCATTTCTTCTGAGATAGCCTTAACTGTTTCGTTAAGACCGGCGGTTAAGTCTTCTACTTCTTGCATAACTGTCATACCCTCATTAATAATTTGGGTAAGTTTTAGTTTTTCGTCCTGATTGAATACTTTATCTGATGTCATCGAGATATCTCCTTATATTAAAATAAACGTTTATTAAGTATAATTATACTACCACTTTCATTATAAGTCAAGTTCTTTCATCGATACATACTAATATAAATTGATTGGAGAACTATACATGAGTGTTGACATAAATGATTTTGGTAAATTTAAAATTATACAAGATGATGGTAATTGGGTAGACAAAAAACGGTTTATAACAATCGTTAATTATTGGGCAAATTACTTTAATACTATGAAAGTTTCAGGAAACTTAATACATAAAGTAGGCGAACAGCCAAATCCAAAATATGATCTTAGTAAACAACTTATAGCAATTAAAGGGCATACATCAATTAATTTATTAGCCATTTTATTTGCTTCGGCAAAATGCGGACATACTCTTTATTTTGACAATGCTAACAATTTAACTAAAGCATGGTATAAAAAAGTTAAGCCAAATATTCTAATGGTAGGCGATGGCGATATGTGTTTGGAAGGTGGCAGATATACAAGTGGCGAAGGCTGTGTACGTTTATTGTTTACTAGAAGATTTACAGACTTACTAAATTATACATACCCAAACAAAAAAGTATATGGAACTCATACGTTAATTCAACATAAAGATAAAAAAGAAAGAACGTTTACTATCAATGAGTTAATGAAGAAAGAACTTAAAGAGGCTCCGGGTGTGGCATATATCGAACAAGATACAAGACATCAAGTAAATCAGTTAGTAGATACTATTATTCCTTTAATGATTGCCGGTAGTAAAATAGTTCTTCATACAGGACTTAAAGGACACGACCACAGACAATCTATAACAGAGCACAGACCAGATATAATATATTGGGGTGAAGATATTATTAAAATGATTAAAGATAAAGAGAAGTTTATTAATGAATTAGTACCGTACCCTGTATTTGTACCACATATTAGAAAAACAAAAGAGATACCCGATAAAGGGTGAAGAGTGCTACCTTTACTTTAATTGTTCCCAAAGAATCCTTACATAAATTGTTACCCAATCTCGTTCGGGTAGCACGTGAACGGGTGACGAAGTTTTCTTAACTAGTATTTCGACCTTCCTCTGAGTATGGCCTGTTAGTTAACAATTTGAGTAATCTCAAAGTCTGCTCAAGCACCAAAGTATACTTAATGGCACCTGTTAAACAAGTCTCTCTGCTAATTTAACCGATTGGGATAAATTCGTTGCATCTTCAAATGTATTTATACAAGATAGGAAAATTCGGCACCAATACGCCTAACAGTATCAGGACCAAAATGGTGGGCGTCTCTGGCATAATCCCATTCAAATATTGACTCGTCGTTATATTTTGGATCATATAAAGGGAATAGTTGTAAGCGATCAGGAAAGTTATTGTCTAACCATTGTATATCTTCTTCTTTCCATTTATTACTACCAACACCCCTAATTATAAGTTTATCAGGTATAAAGCAATAATGAAAGTTTAATTCTTTAGTATATTCTAATATTCTATTAAAACTATGTAACATACGGTCTTGTCCACTTTTATGATCAATGTCATCATTCTTAAACTCACCGTTGTCGTTCCATCTGTGTAAGTAACTAAACATTACTAATACTGTTTTAGGATTAAACTTGCTTACACCCCACTCAACTATATCAGCAATAGTATCATTACCGGCGGCATCCATACCTAAGTTAATAACAGGCTTACCAACGTGTTTAGGCCAAGCCTCCAATTCAGGACCACCGTGATGCTCTGTAAAACTATCGCCAGTAGCAATTATATCAGCGTCAGGATAAGGACCTGTTTGTCTAAAGCCGTCGCTGTTGTAAGTATAGTCAAAGTTCTGCCATACATGATTTGCCCACCATTTAGCACCTAAGTGACATTGTGCTGGACTATCTAATGGATGTTTGTCTCCTAGTTTGGGAGAGTATGATGTATTCTTACGAATATTTAATTCTTCGTTGAGCATATTAGTAATTATTTAATGGAGGTAGTTATATGGGTAGTTAATGAATTATATGCCAGATAAATGTTTCAAATGATCTATTTCTTTTGAAGCCATTTGTGGTTCTGGTTCTGGTGCTTGACTATAATAGTTGTTAATGGTTGTGTTTCCTGTTTTTCCTGGGTATTCTGGATTTTTTGTTAAATAGTCTTTAAGTTTTTTGCCACCATATAAAATAGCAATTACGGCACCTGCTGGTATACCATATTTGACTACAATTTTTGCAAATGCACTCGTGTCCTCATCATCCATATCAAGGCCCCAATTTCCAATCCAATCCTTAAAGTCTTGATATTTGGTCCATACATAAGTTACAGCCACACCACCCATAAATTGTTTGCTTATTAGTGGAGTTGATGTTTGGACAACAGTATTTGCGGCTGTTGTTGTAACTTTCTTTTTACCAAAGAATTTTAATGCCGCTCCACCAACCCTAACGGCTACTGCCAGTCCATTAACTACTACCGCCCATGCCACTGGTGGCGGTACCCATTCATCTAATTGATCTTCTTCAACGTCATCTTGTTTATATAGATAGTTGTTTAACGAATCACGTTGCATCATTTCTTTTGTAGATAAAGTAAATCCTAATGCTTGAAGTTCATCAAATACTTCAAGTTCTTTTTCTAATTCTTCTTGATTCATTGCTCCAGGATGTTTACCTGATTTAGTCCATGGTGATCTGCTTGGGTCTATTTCATCTAATTTTCCTTTTGATTCATAAAATTCTTTTGCTGGTATGAATTGTGCCATATCGTGACAATTACTACATCTACCATGCCCACCTGCTTCTAATCCTCCAGTAACTCTATCGTCTTCATATTCGCCACAGCAATTACTTACTAAACGATCACCGTCTTCGTCTTCGTCTTCGCTAACTGATTCGTTTGGAGACATTTGTTTAACAACCGCATCAACCATTGCTGATACGTCACTTGAACCAACTTCAGTTGTGCCACTATAAAAGTCTGCTACATTTTCAATCGCGTTCATTAATGGTCCTGGGCCTTCGTTGCCTAGTAATTTTAACATCAAGTTATTATCTTGTTTAATACGGTGTGTAATAATATCTACAAGGTCTTCTGCTGATACACCTTCATCTTCTGCTTCTGTAGTTCTTCTTCTACTATCGAAGGTTGAGTTTCCTGGCTTGAGATTATGAATCTTCTGAAAGTCATTGCTGTATATCGATCTCGCCTTATCAATATCTTTCCCGTCCCAATATTGTATCGCCTCTAACCAATTCCAATCACCATAAAAATTGTCATTGATAATTTTTGCGTGTTTGTTCCAGAAATAATCATCACCTGTTTGGTTCACATAATCATCAGAAGTTACGTTATCCATTATTGCTTCTAAATAATCTTCATTGCCATCAAAATACTTATTAAGTATTTCTTTTGACTTACGCCAATCATTTTTCCAAGTATCTTGAGATTTATAAATATCAGATTCTATGTCATCTTTCATTAGTTTGCCTTCAAAACTATCAAACTGTCCCCAATCATTATCGTCATCATATTCTAAATCCATACCAAAGTCATCGTATGGTGCTTCGTCATTTGAATTAAAGTCAGTTGGTTCTGACCCACTTAATTCGTCACGTAATTTATCCCATACCCATTGTGCTTTATATCTTTCGCTTGATGCTTTTACTACTTGATGAGGCATTTCACCTGAATTATTATATAAGTCAAATAAGGCTTTATAAAACTCTGGATGTTTTTCTAAATTAAATGTTTCGGGGCTTCGTTTAAATAAATCAACTTCTTTAGGATGATCTTGTAGAATATCGTGTATTGATTGGTGTGATTGTTTTTCTTTAATTAGATTGTCACCACTTACCATTTTAATATAGGTGTTTAATTCTTCTGCTATGTTACTCATCATCGTCACCTGTTTTGTTAGCAGTAATTACCCAATCTTCATAATAGCCTTCGCCGTGTTCATTTTTAAATGCTTCTAAGATGTCATCATAAAGTCTACCGTCAATGTAATACTCAGATAGTGCTACTCTAGTGTCTGCTTGGCCTATATCATAGTTCATGTCATCTTCACCTATTTTTTTTGATTCTTGTTGACCATCATAAAAAGTTTTTAACTCATCTTTCATATTGTCAGGAAGTGAATCCCAATAACTATCAACTAATTCTTGTAATTCTCTACCTCTCGGACCCCAAGCGTCATTACCTTTTGGTGGCGTTACGTCATAGTCATTCCAAGTTTCGTCAAATATACTTTCCTTTTTAGCAATATAAGGTTCTTTAGCATTTTTAGGTTTTTTAGTTAGGCCGATTTTATATTTGCTGTCTTTTTCGTCCTTATACTTTGGCTTAGGATTCATACCAACGGTCATTAAAGAACCGTAAGTTTCATCTAGTGCTCCTTTAACTAATTCTTTATAATATTTCTTGTTGATGTTTTTGTGCATCCAATCAAAATCTTCGTGTGATGTGTGTCCTTGTTTTTGGTTCTTTTTAATAATTAATTCTACCATGTTTACTTCTTTAGGGGTACCAAATGCTTTTGCTAATAGTAAATTGTTTTCTGAATGGTAGTTGTTGTGTTCGTTATCTTTGTATAATTGCATTAATGCTTTGCCGTGCTGTCCTTCAGCATCAAAGTCATCTTCTTTAACTCTGCCAGTATGTTGCGGTAAAGTTAATGCTTTCATATCTTCATGATCTATGTACATATCTGTATCTGGGTCGTAGTATTTTCCTTCTTTATTATCATAATAAACTACTTTACCTGAGCGAGTCGCTATAGGACCTTCTAGTCCATCACGTTCTTGATATTTGTCTGTATCAATTCGTGGCAACGTGTGTCGTTTTGTGTGTGATTTTGCTATATCTTCAATGCCTTCGCCCTTGGCTCTTTTAGTTGCTACAGCATACATGACACTTTCAGCATCATCACCGTAACGTTTTTCAAAATCGCCTTTGTGCTTTTTAAGTTTTTTGACGTGTGCTTCTTTAGAACGCTTTTCTCCGCCACTTAATTTTCTATCTAGTAAATCAGTTGCTTTCATATTACATTCCGTACAATTCTGTTTCTTTATCCCAGTTTTTATTAATGTCTTGTAATTTATCTACTATACCTTGTAAGTGACCTGTACCTGCTCTATCACCGCTGTTGAAAAATCTACCACTGTTGTGACCTCTCCATAAAATAAAAACATCTAGTTCTCTTATAAGTTTTTCTAATTTTTCTTTTGCGTGTCTCATATTTGCCGCGTCGGCTTGTTGCCACTCTTCGGGTGTGTTAAATCCTCCTGCTTCGTCAATGTTCTCATCAACAGCATTACAATCACAGTTAGGACATTCTGAGCCACAAGTACAAGGACCACCGCAACAAGGACAGTCTACTTCTTCTCTAACTGATTCCTTACGATGTCGTCCAATTTCAAGTTTGTTAAAAGCACTTTCCATACTGTCAACTACTTGTTCATAACCGCCCAGCATACCTCTAATATCATTAACCATATCAGAACTGTTATCTTTGCCCTCAATGTCTTGTAGGTTGAGAAGTGTTTTTCTCATTTGTTTTAATTCTTTTCTTAAATTATGAATTTGAATACCTTTATAATCATTATAATCTTTACCTGATTTAACATTGTCATGATAAAGGTCACTTGCTTCATCTTCTTGAATTTTTTGAAGTGTTTCGTTTATTTTATGTAAGTCAAGCATTGGCCATCCCCGTTGTAGTAGTTGTTTTACCTGTCTTAGGATCATATGATGTATGTTTGCTTCCGATTTTGCTTAATTTTTTAGCACCCTTTTTAACACCTCTGCCGACCATATTCGCACCTGCTTTGGCTCCTTTTTTAACGTGTGGGGCCGCTTTTTTGGCACCCTTCCAAGCCAACTTGCCGGCACCTACTGCCAAATCATCTATTCCTTGACCAATTGTTCCAACAATACCTTCTTCACGTGGAGGGTTGACTCCCGTACTCTGCCATGGCAACGGATTAGTTCCAACAACTTCTTCCCATTCTTTATAGAATTTATCATCATCGCCACTAGGGTATGCTTTGTCAAGCAAATGCTCTATCTCTTCTAGTTGCGAATGTTCGTCTTGCTTCATTAACCATTTTGCAACTTCTAGTTTGTGATTGTTAAACTGGTCATTAATAAACTCGCCGTGTGGTCCTGCTGGACTTTCTTCAACTTCCTTACCTTCAGATTTTTCATCATCAGGCCAATGGCCTCTCTTTGACTGTCCTACTGGATCCATGTCGTGATGTCTACGGAAAGTATCAACAAAGTCTTTAATGTCCTGTCCGTCCATCCAACGAGCAAGTTCATCAACTAAAACATTATCTTCAAGACCTAATTCGTCTTGTAATGTATATAATGGTTCAGCAAATTCACCAACTGCTTCATCTGTTGGCTCTTCTTCTGCTACTGTTTTTGGCTCTAGTAAATCTCTAAATTGTGTTTTAAGACTAGCAATTAAATCTTCATCAATTGGCAAATTTTCTTCACCAACAAGTTTCCCTCTGCTAGGATTTTTAGTTGTGCCGTCTGTTTCACCTGCTGGAACAGATTTTAATTTGTGTTTACCTTTTAAGTGATTAAGTTTGCCTTCTTCAACATCAGGCTTACCAATAGCCTCCATTAAAGTGGCCATAGCATTTACGTTAGCGTCATGGTGTAATTTTTTACCTTCGCGTTTTGCTTTTTTAATTACTTTAATTTCTTGTCGTTTTTTTGCTGGTTCGCCGGATTCACCCATTTTGTTTAATTTAGCAACCAAACTAGCAAATGTTTTATCGTCTTTCATATTATGCTCCCTTGTTCTCGTTAGCCTTTCTTAAAGCGTCTGCTACTTTAGGATGATCTGCTAAACCAGGTTTAATTTTATTAATTTTGTTAGAAGCACCTGTATGGTTGCCTCCTTTAAAGTCTGGATGATTAGCGATTGCTATCGCTTTTTTAATGTCACTATCTGAATGTTCATTTTTTAATTCGTTAACACTTTCAGAACCTAATTCTATGTCAGTTGGTTGAGGTGTTGGAATCCCCATATCTGGCGTAGGTTCAAATTCTGGTCCAGCATCAACCTCTGCTTGTTCGTATTCTAAGTGATGTTTTACACTTGAAATATAGTCTGCGGCTTTAGTAATCTTAGCCTGTACCCAACCTTCAAGTCCTTCTGCTTCTGATACGTTTTTAAGTATTTTGTGTAGTTCTACGGAGTACTTTGCTAGTTTAAATAAGTCTGCTCTAGCCATCTGTACTTCGTGGTCTGTTTCCATAACACGAGTGTCCATGGACAAATCTTCTCTTATTATTTGTTTAGCTCTCATTTTTCAACCCCGATTTAATTAATTGTTTTATTATAAGTTATTTATTTAATATATGTTATTATCTCTTAACCATTGGACCACCAAATATACTAGTACCCTTCATGTCTAAAGCATTATCTGTAGGTTTTTGCTTTTTAGGTT